GTCTGGCGGGGAGGGGCCTTTTGGTGCCCCCGGGTGGGGGTCAGGGGGCCTCGTGAGGTCGGGTCTAGAGGTGTGCTCGGCGGCCTGCTGCGGCTCTGTTGCAGCGGCCTGAGTGCTCGACACCCATGTACTTGGTGCGGTCCTCGTCGTCGTGCCCCAGGTCCCATGCTTCGTCGGGCTTGATGGGTTCGTTGCAGCGCCAGCATGTAGCCTGACCTGCTGAGACTTCGGGGATGAACGCACGACGCAATGCTTGATGACTCGCACCATACCCACGCTGGTTACTATTGCCTCGTGCCTGCTCATACTCTGCGTTGTGCTTGGTGCAGTACCTACCATCGGCAGGGTGTGGGCAGCCAGGCTTAGGGCAGATGCGCTTGGCTCTAGGCATTGAGGGTGACGGTCTCGTACGTGATATGGAAGGGTCCTGAGTACCTATCCTCGAAGGCGTTGGCACAATGCTGGCACATGTAGAGCACGCTCAGATTGGGGAACAGCACTCGCGCCTTAGCCTGCGCAGAAGGGTGCCTATCGCAGCATTGACCATCCATCAGTCGTCGTCCTCGTCATCGTCTCCGCTGACGTAGACAAGTTCACTGCCTTCGAGTAGGTCTTCTTGTCCAGCCTTGTAGCCTTCCGCGAACTTGCCGAGGTGCAGCATGGCAGCTTCTTCTCGGAGTAGTTCGGCCCGCGCTTCGATGTACATAGTGACTGCCCGATAAAGCCTCATGCCGAACCTCCTGGTGTTGAAGGGTGAGATCTACTTACCGACGCCGCGTTCTCGATTGTTGGTCGGCTGGGTGTTCGATCTAGTGGGCTGCGTGGCCATGATCCACGTAGATGCCCGGCGTCTTGGTAGGCGCCGCATCCAGCCCTCCCCGTCACTGATGGGTTTTTGACGGGGCTATTTAGTTGTGGAAGTACGAAGCCCGAGCGATATGGGGGATTCGCTCGGGCTTCAGTCTTTAAAACAGAAGAGGCCGACCCGAAGATCGACCTGAAAGATTCGCTGCGTCTCCACAGCCACTACTCACTCTACATGACTTCTGCCTCATGCGCCACGCTGGTCACTCATTTCGTACCACCATGTTTCCATTCGCCAGCCTCGTTGCGATATGCCCATTTGCCACACTCCTCGCACTGAGGCGTGTTGTACAGCTCAGACCATCGAGGAGAGACAGCGTGCGCCAGCTTATCGTCTGAAGTATTCACGCCGTCATCCTCTCATCTTCCTTTGCGTCTAGCGCAGTAAGCAGCCAGCCAACCTGCTCCCCGCGCCAGCCCGCTTCACATGAAGCGCACTCGATATCCCAGTCCCCGATCTTCTTCATGCCCCCCTCGGAATCCCAGCAGCCAAGCGATAGACAGGTCTTCCGTTCCTCACCATAGGTTGCCGATCCGCACGAGGGGCAGACCTTACCGACGAGCTTCCTTCGCGGCTTGACTGGCCACAGGTAGGCGGTGATTGTGTCCACCCATCCGAGTGCAACCCGTGCAAGGTACGTCTCCCACTCTGCTGTTATCTGCGCGTGAGGGTATGACTGCAACAGGGCCTCAAGTTCGCCATGCCATGCGCGGCCCGTCGCTTCGGCATAGTCCTTCCTGGCTTCCTCCTCGATGTCGCGCAGCATGTCCAGTGCGGTCGGGTCAATTGGGATTGGGGCGCCCTCGGATCCGCCGCCTCCTGAGCTGTTCCTTCCGGGCGTGAGTGCTAGGCGTAGTTCCGCGAGTAGGGCCGGGGTAACGCGAAGGACCCCGTTCTTGTCCGTGGCTAAGTGTTCCCGCGTTAGTTGATGAATCGAATCTTGGAGGCTCACGTGCTTTCCTTCCCGCAGCGTTTGCATATGAGGCAGTACCGTCTAGCTGTCGCCGGTATTTCTAGATAGCGTCCCCACTTGTGGAGGCCTAGGCGGCAGAGGATGGTCATGTGATCTCCTGAATCGTGATGTCCATTCCGGGCAGGTTCTCGGCCCAGACTTTACGGATGTTCCAGTGCGTGATCCTGGCGTCGTCGGTGATGACGCAGGACAGGGTGAGTGCGTCCCCGATGGCGCGTTGGAGTTTGTCAAGGTCGGGGGCGCCTGCTGGTGCGTCCGGGTATTTCGTGGTGCGGGGCTTCAGTAGTCGGATCTCGCCCGTGACGCTGACGGCTGCGTTGATGGGCAACCACGCGGGGCCGGCAGCTAACCGTGCAGCGGCTTCGACGTCAGCCCTCCAACCGGGCAGCTTCTTGGACATCTCGACCATCCGCCCGTTACCGACGTGCTTCTTGCTTCCTTGGGCGGCGGGCGATCCGTGCGCGACGATGCGGAGGCTACGTGGTCTCACGCCGCCACCTCGGGACGTTCAGCGAGCACGAGCTCGTTGGCCCCGAACCAGAGCGCCCACGGTTCGAGCCCCGAAACGTGGAACGGGTGGTCCTGGCCCTCAACAACAGCCGCGACCGTGCCGACCCGGTCGAAGTAGCGGCAATTTGGGGAGGTAATGCGGACATTGTCTTGCAGGGCGAATTTAGACATTGGATTTCTTCCTGACTTCGTTGGCATCAATGCCCCGGTCGGCATCGTTGTGGGTGAAAAGTTCAAGGCGCTTGGCGATTACGGCTCGCTCTGCATCGGCGGCGTCCCTGAAGTACCCGACCTGAACTCGGGCGCCATTGTGCTGAACCTCAGCAACCCACCTACGCTTGTGCTTGTGCCAATGAACGCCACGTAGACCCGACCGACTATTTGAATATGCGCCAACAAGGTTTTCGCTATTCTGCTTCTGCGTAGCAAACCTGAGATGACCGGGGTTCACGCACTTCCGGTTATGGCAGATATGGTCCATATTTATGCCATCCGGGATCGGCCCGTTCGCCATTTCCCATGAGACTCGATGGGCGGGTCTGTTTGACTTCGCAAGGTGGAAGCTCCCATACCCAGTCGGGCTGAGCGTTGATGTCCACTCCCAGCAGCCGGCAGTCTTGTTGACTTTAGGCCAGAAGCGATCCTCGGCAGTTCGCCTCGGGATCTCTCCGCGATTACGCATCTGGTGGTAATGGTTGCGGCAGTAGCCTCGCGCCAAGTGCGGGCGCAAGCAATCTGCGAATGAGCAAGGCTTGGCCATGACTCTCCTTCAGGCAAAACAAAAGCCGCAACGTCCGTTACGGCTTCGTGGTGGGTGTGCGGTTTCATGCGGCCTTCTTGGCTCGCAGGTCCGCGTGGTATTTGGCTTCGGCGGTGTAGCAGTCGAGGCATGGCTTCTCTCCTCGCTCGCGGTGTCGGCGTGCTGCTGCTGGTGTGCCGCATGGTTGGGGTTTGGGTCTCGGGTTAGGTTGCCCGCGGCGGAACTCGCGCTGATAGTGGGCGTTCGATTCCCGGCATGGTTCGCATGTTGGGGTGCCGTCGCGGAAGTGTTGTTTCCGGCCAGACCCGCCATACCTGCCGTTGCAACCCAGTGGGCGGGCTTCCGGGTCGTGCGACAGTTTCCACCTGGCGTTCGGGTGCGGGGGTTTCATATCCGGCCCCGCGCCTTCAGGTCGGCTTGGCGTGCGAGCCGGCCTTCCTCCATGAGCCGGTCCCACTCCTCCGGGTTTCGGGCACGCCATGACATCGGGTTCCGGCTTGACTGTTTCGGGTTCGCTTCGATGGCTGACTGCCGACCCTCAGTAACGGCCCGGTGATCGTCGGCCCGCTTCCGAATGGCGCCAGGACTAACCGGGATCGAATCATTCAGCCGGTAATGGTCAAGGATTGCCTGCTTAGCCTCGGCCGCAGTGAACGGCAACAAGCTGTAGGCCCAGATGTCACGCGATGCGGCATTGAGCTGCACGCGAGGGTCATGCTGGTTTACCCATGTCAGGAGCAGTACTGTTTCTTCGGCGTTCATCATGCCCCTAGTTCAAGTTGGCCCGCGGCGCGGGTTTGTTGGAGTAGTTCAAAGCCGACCTGAAGGCGGCGCGTGGATCCCGATTGCGGCAAGGTGCCAGTCCGCGCCGGGAGGGGTCCGTCTTCCCAGCATTTGCCGTTGAGCCAGGTAGCGGGGAGTTTGGTGAATTGCTGTTCCCGATTCGGGTCTTCCCTATATCGAATAGCGCCTTCGACTAGATCCTCGGCTGATGCAAACTTTCGGGCCTTGACGTATGCCTTCTCCGCTACACCCTTGGATTCTTTGCGTGGGTATTCGAGGTACCAGTCGATAAATTCGTCTGCATCGTTCGGCTTTGCCGGACAAGTCTTTTTCCTCTGTTCCTCTGTTCCTCTGTTCCTCTGTTCCCCTGTTACAGGCGCGAGGGTTTCGGGAGGGCTCGCGACACTCTCGCGAATATCGGAGTCTTTGTACTCAAAAGTCCCGTCAGGACGCGGATTTCTACCCTTACCTGGCTTGTCTATGCGCTGCGCCGACTCCCAGAAGGAGATATAGAGCAGGGCATCTCCATTACCCTCATATCGGTGCACCAAACCTGCCTGGTAGAGCTCGGAGATGGCTTCGGACACCCTCGCGACAGTCTCGCGAGGGCTCGCGAACATGTCGCGAGGAAACACGTCGGTGACGATAAGTTCAATGTCATCCACGCCGACGCCGTTGTCATCGACATAGGATTCCAAACCCTTTAGGACCAGCCGCGCATCCCATGAAACCGATGCGATTCTCCTGGATTTCCAGAACTCAGGCTTAGTGCCTCGGATCCTCATTGAAGCCTCCTTTCGTTAGTTGAGTTGCGCCTCTTGTATGCGCTTGGCCCGGACTTCGGCTGACCTGATGGCCTGCGCTTTGAGGCAGTCGGGGCATTGTTCCTGGTTGTAGCGGCGGTGCTGCTGGTAGCCCTTTGTGGAGCCGCATAGCTCTGGCCGGTAATTGCGGGCGAGGATGTTCACGTTGACCTCGACGGTCTGCGGCCTGTTGATCCACGGCACGACAGGTAGCCGGGCGAGGACTTCACCGCGCCGGTAGACGTAGGAGCTCATGCGGCGTGGCGCTTCTGTGTTTGGCCGGTGAGTTCGCGGCGCCGCTTATCCCAGCGTGCGGATTCCTTGGCGGCTTCAATGAGCCCGTCAGTTCCGCCCCAGATGATTGGGGGTTGCGCGAGTTTGCGGGCGGCGAGTTCGACGCGGTTCTTTGCTTCCTGGATGCGTCGGGCGGTCTCGACTTTGCGGCGCTGAAGGTTCACGATTTCGCGCTCTTGGGCCTCGATCTCAGCCAATTCAGCTTCGGCCTTCTCGACGGCCGCGGATGCGATCTGCTGCTGAATCCGCAGCGCTTCAAGGTTCCGTTTCGGTGCATTGCGTATGTAGCTCATCGGGGGTTTCCTTTCATGATGTTGTTTATGGCGGTGTTCGCGGTCGGATCTCGGTGGCTGCGTTCAGCCCCGCCAACCACACGCGAGGGTGCGGCCTCTCCCCAGTGGCAATCGCAGACACGTTGACGTGCGCAGGCTTGGTGCGGGGTCCAGCAACAGCCTCGGGCGCAGGGATTCATGCGGCGTTCACTTCCGCCCCGACGTCGATGCGGGCTTCGGCTTTGCGGAAGTAGGCGAACCGTGCGCGGATCCGCTCCACTTCGGCGCTGGGACCGCGCCGGCTGCGGCACTCGTTGATGTTGGCTTGGCGGCAGGGATCACACACGGGTTCCTTGAGTCGCTGATGGCGCTTGTAGCCGGGGAGTGTTCCGCACCTGGCTACCCGCGGCCTTGGTGGGCGCTGGTCATGCGGTAAGGGCCCTTGGTAGTTGTAGAGCGTCATGCGGCGAGCCATCCAGCGAGCGGGCGCACATCCAGGCCTAGCGACTTGCCGACGACCAGTTCAAGCCGTGCGCCCCTGCTGTAGTGCGAGCCGGGCAGGAATGCTATGGCGTCAGCTTGGATGACCTGAGCAATAGCAGCCCGCATATAGCCTTCCCACGAGTCGCACTCGGGGTTCGTGGCCGGGTTGAGCGTCTCGTGTCCCAGCGCCTTCAGTTCGGCATCGGCAGCATGGAACGCGGGGTAGTTGTATTCGGGCAGTCCAGACATTGGGCCCGCGATGTAGATCTTCGGCATGGTGGTCCTTTGGGTACAGCAGCGGCGCCCGACTAATGCCGGACGCCGCTGGGGGGCATGAAAAAAGCCGCGGTGTGCGCGGCTTGGTTATCGGTTGCTGAGTGCGGCGCGTATGTCCGCGAGGCTGACTGGCTTATCTCGGCACTCGTGATACTCAACGCGGCCGTTGCTGACGGTCAGGTCGCCACGACATGAGGCGCACTCGGTGGTGAAGTTGGCGTGGATGCCGCGGGGCTTGGTTTTCATGGGGTGGGCTCTTGTCCGCACAGGCGAACGGGATACTGAGGCGCATATGCCCCACCGAGCCTGTCTATGGCTTCTTGTATGCGTTCTGGCCCAGTCAGGGCGGACATATCACGCGGTCGGCGCGGCTCTGGAATCTCACTTTCAAGACTCCATCCGCAAACCGCGCACTCGTCTAGGTCGTCCGTGTGGTCATAGGCAATCGGGCAACCCTCTTCGGCGCTCAAAATGGAACCTCACCCTGCGCGCCCGGCCCATTGCCCCATCCTTGCGAGTTGGCGGCGGGCTGGTTGCCGCCCCACTGCCCGCCGTCGCGCTGCTCGGGTGCGGCATTCCCAGCGTATGGCTGTGCGTGGAAGGTGAGATCCTTGCCAATGGACTCAACGCGGATCTCCTCGGCCACCTTATTCTCACCTTCCTTGGTGACATACTCCCGCGTGGTCAGTTCGCCGTAGACGATGATCGAATCGCCTTTTTTGAGTAGGTTCGCGACGTTCTCAGCGCGGGTCAGCTTGCCCTGATTCCATGCAGCACACCGCCAGAACTTCGCGGGCTGGTCCTTCCAAGAGTTGGTGTCCTTGTCGAACTTGGATGCATTGGAAGCGATTGCGAAGTTGACGACGCCCGCCCCGGATGGCGTGAAGCGAAGTTCCGGATCGGCGGTCAGTCGGCCGCGGATGGTCAGGTTTGTTTCGTTGCTCATTCGTTCTCTCCTGCGATTGTCTGAAGTACCGGAAGCCACTGCTGAGCAATAGCCGGCGTGATATGGAAGTAGAAGCCGCTCACACCCATGAGGACCATTTGCCCGACGTCGGGGTTAGGTGGGCGGTCGGCCAGTTCGATGGGGCCGGCGAGGATGGAGACGGACAAGGCGTTCGTGTGGGTGGTCATTTGGCCTGCTCCTGTGCCTGGTTTTTGATGTGGGCCAGCGTGTCGGGTTCGGCTCCGGCTGCTTGTGCGTCCATGTAGAGGGCGCGGAGACCATCAACGTTGCCCTTGAGTGCGGCGGCCTCTGTGCGCCAATCGCGGGGGGCCGTGGGGGCCGGGGTGGGGGCGTCGGGGAGGGGCTGCACGGTGAAGATTGCGCTCCTGCCCTTCTTGATCAGCAGTGGCACCTTGAGGGGCTTGTCAATGCCGCTCATGTGACTGATGCGCGAGCCCCCAACGGCAGCGCCGCCGAACTCCACGGACGGGTCACAGTAGAGCGTGACGCGCTGGCCGACGTAAGCGGAGGTCTTGCCGCCCCACGCCGCCACGATCACCCTTCGCATCGACTTTCCCGGACGCCACACGCGGGGGAAGTCTGCCAAGTGGAAGTTGAAAGGCTGCTCTGCATTGCCCTTACTGACGCTCTCGATCAGAAAGGTTCTCGGCCCGCCAAGTAGGTCCACCGCGTCAAGCTGGTCACTCTTCGGCGCCAAACTCTCGGTCATATCAAGGTCCATCAGTAAATCTCCATTTCCGGGAATAGGTCTATGCGTTCGGTCTTCGGCATGTCGGCAGTGCGGGCAATGTAGGCGTCGTACATTTCCGCTGCCGTATTCTCGAAAGCTTCGACCGCTTCATGAATTGCGGTCATCCATTTCAGGTCCGGCAGTACGCGCTTCGTAAACAAGGGCATGCCGCCGTTGTAGGAAATGAAGTCAATCCATTCGCGTCCCGATACAAGGAGGCCCGCCTGGCATTGGGCCATATGTTCCGCCGGCACTTCATCGGCCAGGATCGTTGCCAGGTGCTTTTTCTGGCGGGGTGATTTCACTTCGATAAGTCCGTCGTCGCCCACCAAGCCATCGGGCGAAAACCCGATCTTGTAGGTTCCGAAGTCCCTGACCATGAATCCCAACTCATCGACCGGGGCATAGTTCTCGGCGTATACGTCGCGGGCGAACGGCTCGGAAAGTGTGCCCCGCTCCATGTCGCGGCTCGGGAAGATCTGCTCGACGTGGCCAGTGATCCGTTCGGCTACGAGCGTCATCACAAGAGCCTTTGCCGTGTCACTGCTCATGTCGGCGCCGATCACCCGATCCAGCCCGCGTGCTGACCCCGCACGGGCGGGGTGGAGTGTTTTCAGTGGTGCCGGTG